GAATATATGTGCCGTCTTCCGCAACCAAGTATTGCCGGTTTGCGTCGATAGCGCCGAAAAATATCTGACAAAGCCTGCCCTGATATGGCTCTGTCAGCGCCAAAGAAATCAATTCGGACGGAATTGCCGACAAGGTAAGCGTCGCGCCTTGCGCTGAAATCTCTGCTGTCTCAGATAACTCGCTGATCTGAAGCAAGCGCCCGGTTCCCGTGTAGGTTACGGAAGCAACGGTTAGATCGCCAAGACCAGTCCAAAAGTTGAGTGTTTGCGTGTCAAAAAAAAGGCGCACAGCAAAAAACGGCTTGATCGACTCAGCCGTCAAAACGTTGACAATGGAATCTGAAAGGGCGCGGCTCATACTATTGCTTCCAAAGCCGCGAAATTGACCCCGTATATTGACGCCTCATTGATCGACCAATTTGTTTGATTGGAAGCGAGGCGGAACAAGCCCTTTGCGCTCGTCACAGCGACCGTCGCGTCATCTGCGGGCGCGGTGCGGATGCTGGGCCAGATATCAAGATTAGCTTGCCCGCTTGCGTTCGTGTTTACATCTGAAAGCACCTTGTGCAATGTGGCAGACGACCCGCCGCCAAGCTGAATATAGTCTCCAGCTTTTAAGTAACCCGTCGCGCTGTTTGGGCATCCGTCTATCGTCAGCGTGTCGCCCGTTTGTCCCGCACCATTGACAACAGGCGTTCCCTGCGTGACAGACGCGCTTCCGCGTGGTGTCGCGCCAAGCGGATCGCCCAAAAGAAACGTGCCTTTCATGCCGCGTAGGGAGACAAGAAACGAAACCCACGCTTCAGCGTCGGCGCGCGCCATAGGCGGCATACTGATTTCGGCCTCCCAGCGCTGCCCAGAATGCTCGATGATCTGCTGCTTGAATGTGAATGGGCTTTCGCTGATCGCAACCGCATTGACGGCACGCAAGTTAATCGTGGCGATGCCGCTTTCGGTCGGGAGCGTCAGAGGATACGAGATCGTCATTTTTCATCCTATCTGAAAGCGGCTGCGAATTGTCCGCCGCGTCGCCGAGAATCTAAAACAGCCGCCTTTGTCTGCTCTTTAATTTGTGGAAGCAGTGACATGATTTCAGCGCGCACTGTTTGCGAGACTCCGGTCTCGATCTGGATCGTCTGGTTCACGATTGTTGTCTGTCCGCCGCCTTGCCCAGACAATGCCTCGTTGCGAACGATTGTGCCAGACGCGCCGGGAACAAACAATTCCGGTCCTTTTTCGCCGACCATGTATGGGCTATTTCGAGACACGCTGCCGCCGACCGCGCGTCCACGAGGAAGTTGCCATATAGGCCCTGCACCCGGACTTCCGCCACCGCCGAAGCCGCCAAACACGCTGCCCATCGCGCTGCCAAGAAGACCACTCAAAGGACCAGTTATGCTTTGCCTGATTTGCATTCGGATCAGATCATTGATGATCGAAAGCGCCATTGATTTGAAGGCGTCCTTTGCGCTCGTGGTCCCGTTCACGACGCCCAGCAAGGCATCTTCCAAGTTTTGCATCGCCGACACACCAATGTCTTGCAATGAGGAGAACGTGTCGCGCGCAGCATCTCCATATTCTTGAAGTGCCGTTTTAGCGGCTTCATATTGCGGTGGAATCTCTGCTCCAAGAATTCCAGCGCCAGCAATCAGGCGATCATTTTCTTCAATGATCCGCTCCATTTCGTCCGACACTTCTCGCAAGGCGGGTGGGAACTCGCCGATCAACATCCCGCCGGTAAGTTCGTCGTTTAAGCGGATATAACTCTCCGAAAGACGATCCACCTGATCTGTTGCTTTCTCAATGGCAGGAGCCACAACGTTGTTCACTTGCTCCGTCCAAACCAACAGACCCGCGCCGCTTTCTTCAGTTGCGTCTTTCAAAGAGAAAAGAGAATCAGACATGGTTTTTGTGTAATCTGCCGCAGATTGCAAAGACTTCGTATTAAGCCCCAATGCTTCGCCCAGCTTTGCCCAGAACGACAAACCTTCAGAAATTTTCTCACTTACGAGGGACACGGCATTTACCAAGCCGTCAACCAGCACTGGCAAGACTTCTGCGGAGATTTGTTGTGTCAGGCTTGAAAGCGCAGTCCCTAAAGCTGAGAGATTGTCATTTGCCTGTTGCACGGCTGCTGTTTGCCGTTCTGTCAACTCAATCGTCAAATCTTCAAACTTCTGGCGCATATGATCGACGCCATCAGAACCAGCCATGAGCATATTTGTCAGCTTTTCGCCAGACCTGCCAAACAACTCGAATGCGACACGGACACGTTCCGCTGGGCTTTCAATGTTGTTGAAGTTTTGCAACACCTCTTCAAGAAGCTGGTTGATGCCCTTGAGATTGCCGTCCTGATCTTTTACGGATATGCCAAGCGTATCAAATGCTCTTTGTGCAGTCGCCAGTCCGACGTTCGCCTCAGAAATTGTGCGCGCGAACCGCTGCATACCCTTGTCGAGTTCTTGTGTAGATGCACCCGATAGCTGCGCCGCATATCGCAGTGACTGCAACTCGTTTGCGGTAAAGCCTATGCGTGCCGCCGTCTTTGCAAGGTTGTCAATGCTTTGCCCAATGCGAAAGATTGCAGCGACGACTAGGCCAGCGGAGGCGACGACCGCAATAAACGCACCCTTCATTGATTTGAGGCGACTGCCTAAGTTGTTGAACGCTTGCCGCGTCTTGTCGATGGCAGTGATTTTAATCTGAAGATTTTCAGTTGCCATCTTTTGTCACCTTAAAATAGGCCATCCATTCGTGAAACTCTTCTAATGTGAGTTCCTCAATTTCAGCCTGTGTCTTATGAAGCCGATCCGCTAACGCCAAAAGATTCAAGCGGAACGGATCGCGCCTCAGTTTTTTTCAATTTCCTCGATGCTCTCTGGCTCGCCAAACATTTCACCAGCGACTTCGGAGATCACCGTGAGGCTTTCCCGCATCAGGATCGGACGATCCTCCAACGTAAACGCCTTGTCACCTTCTGCCGTCTCTGCCTTGAGGATGATGAGATCAACCATCGCGGCCACAGACATATTGCTCAGAAAGTCTTTGTGCTTCTTCTGTATGCGGTCGATATCGCCAGCCGTAAGTGCAGAGGCGTAAATGACCGCTGGCTCAGACCCGTCGCCCCAAGCCTCGACAGTGATTTTCGTGCGAGGCTTGGAGCGGTTGCGCCTGATGTTCTCAGAGATTGTGGACATTTTCTATTAGACCGTGGTTTCCGTAAGTGCGCCGGTTCCCTGCACGCTGAAGCTGGCCTCGACCATGCCATCAAACGAAGAGGAAACAGACTTGCCTGTGACGATTGCCGTGCCGGTGTAGTAGGTGTCAGCAGAAGCGTCGCCTTCCGGGTACAAATTGAGCGTCACGGAAGAACCAACATCGAGAGCGCCCTGCCCGCTGGTGTCGGTCTCATCCCAGAACACGTCAACGCTGCCGCTCCAACTTGTGAGGCTGGGCAGGTAGGTGCGCGCACTGTCGCCCATGCTCGTGTCTTCAAGCGTGTCGGCGGTTTCTTCAATCGAGAAAGAGCGGATTTCGGCGACTGCGTTAGAGCCGACCTTAACCGTTCCTTCAGAGCCCTTGTGATTCGCCATCGTCAATCTCCTTCGCGGCTATCTTCTTGGGTTGCTTTTTAGGTTTAGCATCGGCCCGACGCCATCCCTTACGCTCGAAATTCTCAACCTTATAGTCGAGAACGTCGATCTCTGTGTCGCCAGAAGGCGAAATCATCTTCGTCATGCGGCTGTCTCCAGATCGTTCTCCAGCGTAACATAATCCACAATCACTGTGAAAGTGGCGATGCCCACCGGCTGATCTCCTTCACCACTAAAGTCAAAAGCAAAATCGGTCACGCGCGTGTCTTTTGCAAGCGAAGATCGCGTTACATCAGACGCAAGCGCCTCTGCAATCTCCACAGCAATCGCGTCAATCGTATCCTCAACGCCGGAAGTCGCCTTCACATACGCTTCAACGACGAACTCCGCTTCGTGCATGACGCTGCGCGGGATCGTGATCGTTGCATAGTCGCTCGTTTCCGATCTGGAATAAATCGTCAGCGCAGGCAGCTTAGCCTCGGCCAACGGGAAAAAGCGCGTTTGATACACATTCGAGCCGGTCGTCGCCAACCCGGTCAGCGTCGTGGTGATATTATCGCGGATCGATTTGCGAACGTGCGGCATCAAACTTCCTCAAGCACAAGGTTGGTGACACCTGTGCCGTCAGCTTCGACAACCTTGATCGTGTAATTGGTGGAATTGACGAGAAGCGTGTCGCCTTCAGCCGCACTTGAAATATCGGCAGTGCGGCAGAGAAAGCGCGGTTGCTCGATTGCGACCGCCACAGAGCCGCCAGCATCAGCGGCGAAGTATTCGTGATCGAAGATGCCGTTGACTGTCACCGCCGCGCCGCCATCTGGCGTATATGTCGCCGCAACGCCGAAATCATCGACGCTAAAAAACACAGCGAGATCATCGGCGGTTTCGACAGCCATTATTCAGCCTCTGGGATTTCCAGATCGTCGGCAGCAACAGCGCGATCAGAAAGCGACATTTTCTTCTTGCGCCCACCGCTGCTCTTTACCTCTTCGGCAACGCCGCGCGCGATCAACTTATTGGCGAAGCTGTCATCGACTTCGTGCTCTTCGCCAGCAAAGACGCTGCGTCCGGTTCCGATGAAAGATTTCTGTAGAAATTTGATTTTCATATCTCACCTTTCAAGAATTGGGAGAGACGCAACGCGCGCCCCTCCCGCATCTCAAGCTGCATTAAGCGGTGCTTACTTCGTCCGTCTTGGCGAAGGAAACAGCGTTACGCAGGGCCACATCGACATCCTGATGGATGATGATGCGAACCGTACCAGCCAGACCGCCGGTCGTCTCGTCAATCAGGATCGACGGAGCGCCGAACAGGCCAACGATCAACTGCGAGAAGTCGCCGAAGATCAGAGCCGAAGCGTCGGAGCCGCCATCACCCGGATCGAGATCAGACGGAACGTTGCTGGTGAACTCAGCGCGGTAGCCATACAGGCTGTTCCACGGATCGTTCATCAGCATCACGCTGTCGGTCGAGCCAACGCGGGCGGTGTTCGCCAGCTTCGCCTTGACCTTCGGGTTCGACAGCCAGCCCAGCGCGTTCTGATTGATGACGCCATTGGCATCTTCAACCGTCTTCACGATGTTGGTGATGTCGGCCCAAGTCAGCGCATCAACGTCGGTGCCAGCGGAAATGTCCACGTTACCAACGCTGCCGTCGTTCAGGATGCCGGTCGGCTGACCAGAGGAACCCGAACCTTGGATCGCGTAATACTCGATCTTGTCGGCTACGGAACGAAGCAGATCGTCCTGCACCACCTGATCGATTGCCGGAACCGATTCCTTCATCAGCAGGCGGCTGATGTCGGCATAGGCACCCAGCGTGCGCGGCTGGAGCGTCACAGCGCCATCGGTCGGCGACTGATCGGCAACATTGCCCAGTTCCTCAACGAAGCCAGCAGCGGCACCCGTTGCGATCTTCGGCATCTTGATGCGATTGGTAAGGCCACCCATGAAGGTGACACCAAGCGCGGCCATGACCTGCTTCGCGCGCAGCGCCTCGATGAACATGTCACCGCGATGCACTGTCGGAACGAAGTTGTCGGTGACGTTTTCGGAGCCAGAAGCGCCGGTCGCCGCCGTGGACATGGGGCCAGCACGGAAAGCAAAGTCAGGCACATAAACGCCTTCGCACTGCTTGCCGGTGCGGCGTGCGATTTCGTCGTGAATTTCACGCTCGAAACCAGCCTCGCGCCAGTCACCGCTCATCTGCGCGCGGATCATTTTGCCAAGGCTATATTCGCGCTGCTCTTTAACAGGCGCGTCAACGACGTGAGCCGGAGTGTCGAGCGGCTCGTTGCCAATGGCCTCAAGCAGTTCGCCCCGGAACTCGTCGATGGAAAGGCCACGACCAAGGGCGTCTTCGCCCATGTCAGCCTTGTTGTGTTTGCGCGCGAGGATCATAATCTCCTTCGCATTGCGCTGTACGGTCTTGGCAGCATCAGCAGCAGCTTCGGCCCGCACCTCGTCCAGATTAATGTCAGACATTAGATCATCTCCTTCAGTCTTGACGGTTGCACAAAGGTTTTCGGGATTCGAGCGTCCGACACCGACAAGACTTGACTGGTCTGCCGGAATAGAAACTATCGAAATCTCCATTGGAGTTGTTCGCACCCGATAATACTCTTCAGGATCGTTCTTCTCCTCAACGCGGCCATCAATGCGATAGCCCACGCTGATATTCTGGCGGATACCGTCCACCACGTCTGTGAACACTTCCGAAGCCAGCGCGCCTTTTCCAAAGCGCACAATAGCGCGGAGACGCCGCGCACCTTCATCCAGTTCAACAGATTCCACGACGCCGATCTGCCGCTCCATGTCGTGATCGAGCAGGAGCGGAGCGCGTCCACTATTCAAAAAATCAAGGTTCATGCTGCCAGCGCGATGATCGATGACCTCCATGCCGAATTCCCGCTTCACAGGCTCTTCGCTGGAGACGCCGACGCGCACGACACGCTTCTCTTCGTCAATAACCTTGTCACCGTTCATGTCGAAAGCGCGCATCTGCATGTCTGAGCGATCGAAACGCTCCTCTGCGGCGACCTCCTCGACAGCCTCTTCGTGATGCTTGGCGAAGGTGACGGTCACATTCTCGTCATCTTCTTGCACATCGACAACGTGCCGCTGTTCCATTTCGTCCATGCCAGCCTCTCTTTCGCCAGTGGCTTCTTCAAACTCAATCGGCTCGAACTCATGTTCTTCGAGCCACGCACGCGCTTCAGCAGCAGAATAGCGATCTGCGTCGAAACGAACAGCCTGTAATTCGCTTTCGCCATCCATGATACCATAGATGAAATCGATGCCGGGACCGCCTGCGTCTGCTTCACGCGCAAATTCGTCATATTTCGCAGGATCGCTGATGCGCGCAGCGTGTTCATTAGGATATGGACGCTTCTCTTCGTCGTGCCACGCACGCTCTTCGTCAATGCGATCCATCTGCGCGTCTTTCGCGTTAGCCCAAGACTGTCCAGCGTCGCCACCCCAAAGCGCCCAAGCAATTCGACCTGCGCTTGGGTAGCCATCTTCGCCGGGAGAAAATCCCTCGCCCTGCTTGTCAACTTCGTGTCGCGCGAAATACGAAACCATGCGCCGCACTGTGTCAGGCGATAACTCTTGCCGATTTTTTAACTGCCGCGCACGCGCTACGCCGACAGCCGTGCCGCCGCGCCCAAATTCTTCGCGCCAAGCAAGCCCACGCTCCGCCTCTTCGGCCATCGATGCGGTCGGCTTGAGATCGATGTCTTCGCCTTTATACCTCGCCATCGTCTCCCCCGCTTACCTCTGCCGTCGCTGGCGTCTTGGTACCGAACGGCTCGAAGGCCATCTTGAGGCCAAACTGCTCTGCGAGTTCTTTGTCGCGGCTGATCTGGTTGAACGTCTCTTCCGCGTCGCGTCCGTAATGCGCCGCCACATCCTGCATCGACAAGATGCCGTTGTTCAGACCTACGACCGCCGCGTTCATTTCCTTCAGCGGATCGACCCAGTTCCAGCCGCGCCCACGGAAATGCGTGTTGTCCGCGAACTTGTCAAACTTGTTGCCGGGAATCGGGATCGCGCCGAAATCCATCGCGCTCGACAGCCACTCGTAAAACACTGGCTCGATGAAATGCTGAATCATAAACATCTGCAAGCTGCGATAGCCATCACGCTCGTCCAGCGCGCCCTGCCGGATCGAGGAATAGTTCACGCTCGACAGGTCGTTCGACAACGCCGCATAAGATACGTTTAAGCCAGACGCCACACCGCGCAGCATCGCCGATTCAAATTCTGCGAAGCCAGTGTTGGGATGCTTCGGATCGAACATATTAAATTGATATCCATCAGGCATGACATGAAAGCTGCCCGCAGAAACTTCCGTTATGCCCAAATAATCGTCGTGCGTGTCATCGCCGATAAACTCTTCGCCGCCCGGAGTTGTGAGGATGCCCATCTTGCTCGCACTAATTCGCGCCGCGATAACCTCTGCCTCACGGAACGCCTGCATGTGCTTCAGCGCGGACATAGCAGAAACCATAAAGGGCTCGCCGCGCGCCTGATGCGTGCGATTGGGCATATATATATGCATCATTTCTTCGGCTGGAACGCGCACATGCTTCTGTGACTGCGCGCTGTAATAATAACGATCACCCGGATGCGTGGTCAGGACGTGATAAGCGACAGGACGATGCGTCTTGTCCATCTCAATGCCCATTCGCACCTGATTGCCGTTCGATAGCGTCTCGTTCTTTTTCTCATCAACGAGATCAGCTTCGAGGAACTGCAAGCCAAAACCATCGCGGTATTTGTTGCCGCGCAACTTCTTCACGAACACTTCGCCGTCGCGCGCGAGACTTTCCACGACGAACTTCTGGCAGTCGATCCAAGACATACGCGCGTCGGCGGTCGGGGAACCAAGTCTCCCCCATCGCTTCCATGCATTTTCGATGATCGTATTACCAGCCGAATCAAGAGAGCCGTCGCTGTTGCGCGCTTTAAGCTGCAACTGAAAGCCCTGCTCGCCGACGATATTGGTCTTCAAAAGGTGCATATAGCGGCGCGCATATTCGTTGTCGCGCACCAATTCGCGCGAACGATTTCGCATGACCTCAAGATTGAAGCGCAGCTCTGAGTCGGCTGAGTTTGATGAACCTATAAAATCAGAAAACAATCGTCCGCCACGCGCGGAAGCATAAGATCGTTTTTTCATTTTGTTTTGACTATCAGCGTCTTTGCCGCGCCGCACGAAGTCGAGGATGCCCATTTTTTAGAACCTCGCCACCATTGTCGCGCCCGTCGGAACGCCACGCCGCACACGCTCTTTGCGCTGCTGCATAACCAATTCGCGCTTGTAATAATCTCGCCACTGCACGAGTTCGTCGGGCGTCATCTTGGAGAGCGAGCGCCCGCTGATCGAATAGGAAAGAACATCTGCATCCGCGCGCCCTTGCAAGACTGTCTCGATCTTGTCGATCATAATCTCTGCGTGCGTGCGCGGATCGGACTGATTCACATCCAGATCGACAATCGCAGTGAACGTGTTTCGGTCCACGACGATGCGGTTGCCGTCGCTGTCTCGCGCAATCTCAAGCTGCCAGTGATAATAGCCGGGAACGAAATCAGCAGAGGTGGCGCTATCAACTGTGAAAAGATAGTCGTCGTTGTAGGCGGTCCCGACCAGCGTAATCTCGTTCGCACCGCCGCCTGTGATGCGCGCAACATAGGTCGCCGTATATTCATCGTTGGGATAATCGGTTCCCAAATCTGTGCGCCGCCACTGGATGTAGTCGCCAACAACAATTTGAAGCGGTTCTGTAGTGGGAGAATTAGCGGCGTCGAACAAATTTGCCATGCGGGCTATCTCCACGAAGTTGCGAAATTATTTCGCCTCACTGGCCCTTGTCGCTTCGGCGCTTCTGGCTTGTCTTGTTGCCGCTCGCCGCGCTCGATCAGAGCGTCGATATTAACATTCAACAATGTATATGCCGCTAAAGCATATACACGCAAGTCAAGCGCCTCGTTCCGCGCCCGCACCTTCTTCCACTCTCGCCGCCGGAAACCCTTGCTGAACCTTGTAACGATCTGCTCCGCTGTCAACTGCGCGAAATACTCATCGTCATAATGCTCTGGGAAATGACAATACCCCGGTCCCGGCTTAGAGATTTTCAGCCTAGCATAGATGATTTCTTTCGCCGTATCAACGCCAACCGGGAACAGCCTGATCTTACCGATATTGTTGCGAGACGGTCTGCCGACAAGTGGCTTGCCCTCACCGCCGACACCCTTTATGGCGAAAATGCGGCGCTTCTCTCGCGGGCGCACGAAGTCATAAACGGCTTGCGTGTAATGCCCGCCTGAGTCAATGCACGCGCAACGAATATCTAGGAGCGTTCCGTCCTCTTTCTCAAATTTTTGAGACAGGTAAGTGTCCAAGTCGCGCCAGATTTGAGGCCCAGCCGGATCGCCATAAATAATCGCATGGTCAATCGACCAAGTTTCTTCAGAGCGGCCAACACCCAAGAGTTCAACTTCGAGACGATCATCCTGCACGTCAACACCGGCAGTGAGAAGATGCACGCCATCCGGCACAGCCGCTTGATAGTCTTCGCGGTGCGTTGAAATGTCAGTCTCACTGACGCCATCACCTTGCTCCTCCCAAGTTTCGCCAAGGAATGTGTTCACAAAAACGCGCAGCGTCTCAGGCAGTTTCTTGGCCTCAAGAAAATCGCGCACCGCGTCTGCAAGCGGCACCCACGGACTGTATAGCCCAGACAACCTGAAACCGGCGACGCCATTATGCGGTTGTGACGCAATCCATTCGCCGTTCTTGATCGCCTTGAAGCGGTCGGCATCTGTCCACGCAACGCCGCACGCCTCACAAATGTATGCAGCGGTGTGCGCCTCGCCCTCTGTCCAATGCACATTTTTCCACGATAGCGTTTGCGCGTCGCTGCAATGTGGACAGCTTACATGAAATTCGCGCTGGTCACTGTCTAAAAATTCCGCCTCGATGCGCGATGCGCCCTTGACGGTCGGCGTCGATACCGTGACCAGCTTGCTGTTCCAGAATGTTGTCGCGCGTTTTGCCGCCAGTCGGATCGGATCGCCTTCTGTTCCCGCGCTGGATGGGTAACGATCCACCTCGTCGCAAAGCACGATGCGGACAGGGCGCGATGCGAGGCCCGCCGCACTATTCGCGCCAGCCATCGTAATGTGCCCGCCCGGATAGACCTTGTGCAGCGTCGTGTTGCCGCTATCGCGTGAGCGCGGGTCTTTCACCTTGCCCTGTAGCACTGGCGTGTCACGCAGCATGGGCGCGAGACGATCCTTCGAGAACGCCTGTGCCATTTGCAGCGTCGGCTGTATGCACAAGATCGGCGCGGCGTCCTGATCGATGTGGTAGCCGATCACGTTGAGGATGAATTCTGTCTTGCCGACCTGTGCTCCAGACATAACAACGACCTGTCGGATCGCCGGATCGCTGATTGCATCCATGATGCCGCGCAGATATTCGGCGCGCGCGGTGTACCAGCGTCCCGGCTCGGCAGATGCCTCTGGTGAAAGGCGCCGCTCTGCGTCAGCCCACTGGCTCACCGTTAGTGTCGGCGGCGGCTTCCACGCTTGTGCTGCTGCTGATTTCAGAATCCGCATCTGATTCATCAGATTCGCTTTCCTCTTCTATCCATCGTGCAATCTCATCCAGCGCCTCAACAATTTGCTCCTCGATGAGCCGCTTGCAAATTGCAGGACTTTCTTCGACCGCAACAACTGGCGCAAGTTTGGCCGGCATCGACAGCATCTTGGTGCGACACGCCGAAACCATGTCCAGCCAAGTGTCCACGATCTCAGTCATTGGCACAAGTTGCTCTTTCTTTTCGAGCAGTTCTAATTCAGCCAATTCCGCTTCAGCCGCCGTCTTGCGTGCGCGCACTTCGTCAAAGCTAATCACGCCGGGATTGATGCTGCGCTCTTTCAGATAGGCAATATAACCGCGCACCGCTGGGACAAGCTCATATCGCCCGCGCTCCGCCTTGGGTATCACGCCCTCTTTCGATAACTGCTGCACGCGGCGAGGCGTTAGATCAAGCAGCTTCGATATAGTATCGAGCGAATGTGTTGCAGTTTTAGGCATCAAACTCTTTCCCGGTTTCAGCGTGAACGGCTTTCTTGCCTGTGAATTCCTGCCACCGCTTTACGATCACGTCGCAGTATTTGGGGTCGAGTTCCATGAGGCGAGAATGGCGACCGTTCTTCTCTGCGGCTATCATTGTGGTGCCGGAGCCGCCGAAAATGTCCAAGACAATCCCACCTGAGTTGGATGCGTGACCGATTGCGTTCTCGACCAACTCGACTGGCTTCATTGTGGGATGAAGATGAGATGATTTCGGCCTTGGGAAATCCCAAACATTTGTTAGCTTTCTGTCGTCAATAAAAGACGAGCCGCTCTTGTGCCATCCAAACCAGCACGGCTCGTATTTATTCTGATATTTGCCTCGCCCTAAAGTGAATTGATCTTTATTCCACACAATCGTGGTGGAGCAGTGCATTGCTTTATCAAGGACAGAGAACATAATCCTGCCGTCTGGCCCCGGATGCCCGAAAACATAAACGCAGCCATCACACATTGCGACCAAAACAGAAACAAACGATGAGCAAAAATCTGCAAACTGATCGAGGCTCATATTGTCATTCTCGATCGACCTTTGCTTAAACTTCGGATGCTTTATGTTTCCATAGTCGATGTTATAGGGTGGGTCGGTAAACACCATGTCAGCCTTGCGCCCATCCATCAGCTTCTCAACCGCATCGATGCTGGTCGAGTCCCCGCACATCAGCCGGTGATTTCCAAGCACCCAGATGTCACCTTCGACCGTGACAGGCGTTTCCGGCACTTCTGGCACCGCATCTTCGTCGGTCAGCCCTTCGGTTTCTTCGGCAAGAAGCGCGGCAAGTTCGTCGTCGCTGAATCCGGTCAGGTCGAGATCGTATTCCTCGCCAAGCAAATCTTGCAATTCCAGCGTCAGCAGATCGTGATCCCACTCTGCTTCTTGGCTCACGCGGTTGTCCGCGAGGCGATACGCCTTGACCTGCGCCGGGGTTAAATCTTCCGCGACAACAATTGGCACCTTGTCCATTCCAAGCGACTGCGCCGCCGCGAGTCGAGTGTGTCCCGCGATCACTACCATTTCGCTATCAACGACGATGGGTTGTTGCCACCCAAACTCCTTAATCGATGCCGCGACTTTGCTTATAGCCGCCTGATTTTGCCGGGGATTGCGAGCGTATGGGACCACCGTGTTGATTGCTACATTCTTGATTTTCATGTGAAACGAAACGCCTCCAAAATTTCTGTCGCTACGAAACTATCGGGGTCGCGCGTTACC